ATATCTCAGCTTTAAATAGATGTCGGATTTACCGGTTGTAAATTATGGCAGAATGGAACGACTTAGGCCTCCGGAAAGCACAATTGTGCCCTTAAATTTGAATACGTTTTGTGTTATATTTATAATTCTATGTGTACTAGCGCTCTACAGACGCTCCGTGAAAATTACTCAAGAGCGTGAACGATTCCATACTTGAGACAGTCACGAGGATTGAGATAGATATCCTTCTTCATGAGCTTCTTGAGCATTTTCTCAGGAATCTGAGTCTTTTCGAGATACATCTTCTTCAACATCTTCATGAACTTATCCGTCGACTTCAACTCATGCTTAAGTTCTTGAAAGTTACCCCACATTTCCGTTGAGATCTGGTGAATGAGTACATAGGCATTCCTACCCATCTTTCGCTCAGCACCTCCGAGAAGCATGAACGTCGCTGCACTACAACAGGAACCCTGTGCGATGGTGACAATTTTCACACGTGAAGATTCGAGTGTGTTCATCAGTGTCATACCAGCAAAGATGTCGCCACCGTCACTCATGATGTGAACCCTGATGACTGGTTCGTAGCCAAAGAGTTCAGCTTTTTTCTTAAGAAGGTCAATCTCCAATTTTTTAAATTTTTCAACAAAATCAAGGGCGTTCTCTCTATCCACGTCGGCATAGAATAGGATTTCATTCCCGATAACCTTGACACACTCTTCGACTTCAGTTTCTTCTTCCTTCGTAGACATTCTTGAGAGCCTTCTTTACTTTTGTCACGTCTCTTGATTTTAAGTTGTTTCCGACGGCCAAGTGATTGATCACGTCGAAATCTTGAGGTGAGATTTTGTAATCTACGAGATTACTTAGGTCCCCTTTCTCCGCATACTTTTTCAAGAGGCAGAGTTCTTCAACCCCAAATCCCAATCTGGATTTCTTACGAATCTCGTCGTACTTTTGTTTACGCATCTTGTAATTTCCCAACTTTGTCCAACAACTTCCGGGTCGAATCTTATCTTTCACGAGCGGTTCGCCGAGAGATGATTTTGGTATGGTTAGAGCATGTAAGACGAAGTATGGCATGAGATTCCAGTTTCCGTATGTGTAAATGTGACTATCGTAATAGTCCGCATCAGAGAATGAGCTGGATGCGGCCACGACGTCGACACCTTTCGAGTCCAGGTAGTTTTCCTGGAAGATGTCCCACATATGTCCGTGTTCGGCTATACTATCGTGAATGGGTATGGGTACAGGATCGGACAAAATATCCGCTATGAACTCTTTGGGGGTTTTGAAATCATCCATCATATCGTACCCATCGAGATAGGTGAAAAAGTTTCGAATGTTCCCCTTACACACATGAGCCGCACTCTCCACCTTTGGTCCTCGTTCGTCCGTAAGTTTCATGAGTGTCTCGGGTTTGTGTTTGGGGACAAACACCGTCTCGAAGTTTGGATACATACACATGTTCGTGGACGTCACTAAAAGCGATCCACCTCGGGTGATGGGTTCACCGTCGGATACTCTCTCGATTATAGGTTTGAACACGGGGTCGTAGTCTTCGATGAATACATATTTGGATGAGGGTTTGATGAAGGGTAGGAACAAACATTTACTTTTCATGTGTTCCGATAGAAGTTCGACATGACTCACACCTTCGAGCACCCGTTTAAGAATGTATGATTTTCCAACACCTGAAGCCCCGCATATGAAAACGTTTTTTCGTTCACGGATATATTTACGAATGAGTTCAATCTGTTTCGTGTGAATGGTCTCCACGCTATTTTCGACCTCTTTTTTTTGCTCGACTATCTTAATGAAGGAATCCATCGATGACCTTACTGATCAGGCCATAGATTTAGTGCTTCAAAATAACGCACTACATAAACGTATCGTAGAACCTTTAAAAAGGAAAATTTTACCATACGTTGCATGCGGAGTTCTTATGAACATCGTCATGTTCATTCTCTTGGTGTACCTTGCTCGACGTCTGTCTCTTCTTCCTCTTCCTCTTCCTCTTCATACTCTTCCTCCTCAGGCTCCTCTTCCTCTTCCTTAGGTGCTAACATTTTACCTATTTTCTCGAACGGTGTATCCTTGGTGATGGCCACGATGGGCTCGACCGTCTTGGGAAGTTTGAGGGGTGGTATGGGACGTACAGTGAGTATCTCCGGTTTCGTAAAGACACCCTCGATGGGATACTCTTTATCGAAATTCATGAGTATCTTTTTAGGAATAGGAGGGGACTGCTCCAAAAGACTATCATACATCGCCTTACACTCTTCGACGAATTTTAGACCCTCCTTTTTACGTTCTGCACGGGGGAGTGAAAGCTGTAATCGAATATTTCTGGACAAACTTCCATGTCCTAACGCAGCAGTTCTGTGATTCTCCATCAACTCGTTCACCTTAAGGAACTGCATGATCGTGGCTATGAGACCGGCAACCAGGTTCATTCCACCGATGATGGCCGGTGCAGAGCTACGCATACCCTCTGGGAAAGTACTCTGGGCGAAGTTCGCCGTACCAGTTATGGTCGACAGTACAATCACGGGTAAATTGAAATGTAAACTCATTCTTTTAAATTGCAAAAACGCTCGATGATGCATGTAACGATAACACGCACTGGCCTCACCCCATTGCCTGAGCACATTTTCGTGATAATCGTTCCACATTTCCTCCATATTTTTTTCCTCCGTCATCTTATAATAGATGAACATTATATTTCTTCTGCACACTCTATTCCTATTAGCTATTCTTATCGTTCCGTTTACCAATAATAAGAGGAACCTAGAATTTTACTCGATCATTATACCCTTCATCTTCTACCATTGGTCGGTGAACGATGACACGTGTGCACTGACACAAGCGGAGATGATGGTTACCGGTAAACACAAGGACGAGACCTTCATGGGTAGACTCGTCGGTCCGATATACAAGATGGAAGAGAACCAGATCAATAACATGACCAAAACCCTATTCTTTGTTTTATGGGCTTTTGTCGGATACAGGTTGGGACACTTCGATATATTTTTCGATGACCTAAGTGATTTGCTTAAAGGTAAAAAGGTAAAGTAAAGTATCATGGATCTTAAACTTCAGAGTGAAATCAAGAAACTCGTGTACAACCGTGATTTGTATCACGCCAACTATGTCGAAGAATTGGAAGAGTTTGAAACGAAAATTCAGCGACTCGACGCTCAAGCCGACCGGACCGAGTCGGAGGTAAAGAGGCAGATCCTATCCAAACAGAAGGAATATTACGAGAGGCAAATTGAAAAACTCGATAAAAATTTGGAAATCACCACGAAAGCTATCAATCAAAAGATTGAGTATTTTGAGGAGCAACTTCAAAATCTGGAGAAGGAGAAACGTTCACTCGACTACAATGTTGAGAAGCTCAAGAAGGCACTCGAGAGACGTAACACAAATGAGATTTTCGACATGTTCGAATTTGTGACGAACGCAATCACGATCATTCGAGAGGACATCAAACCTACTTCTTCGAAAGCTGATGAACACGCTTAATGAATTCCTTGTTACGTCGAATCTTGGGGTCCGCCGCGATGAGGCGCATGAGTGCTGCGGTGGGAATTTTGGGAGTATTACCCGAAGGCTTAGGAGTTTTCTTTAATTTCTTCTTAGCGTTCTGGAGTTGTTTAGTAGTTGGCATTATACTATAGGTTGCTAAAATATTTCCTCACCTATACTATAATGAAGAATCGACAGAAGATTCAGTTGATGACCTTGACTCTTATCGTGCTCGTGGGTGTACTCGGCTACATGTGGTACAACCCTAAGGTTGTGGAGGTTCCGGTCGAGGTTGTCCCCGTTCCACCCCGCCCCGTGGAGACGCGTCGTCCCCCGGTGCGGGAGCCCGAATTCAGGGGTCCACCCATCAAACAGTACAAACCTGGCTACATGCAGCAGATGGGTATTATCACGGGTGGTGATGGTGAGACACTCCCTCTCTATGGTAAGGAGGTGCGTGGGCGTCGTGACCGCTATCATTACTACACGACCACCGGTGGGGAGAATTTGTACCCCGTTTCTATCAGTCACAACGCGAGAGACTGCATGGAGGACATCGGTTGCGAAGAGTTGTACGGAAATGAAACAGTCACCGTATTGGGAAAGACTGGTTCATTCACAGTGAATATGTATCGTACGGATGATTTCTTTTAATTTTCAGCTTCTTCTTTTTTCTGCTTAACGCGCTTCTGTATATCGTTAATCAGAGAACTCGTCTGACTAGAAGAGCAGCACGCCGAAACGGCGCACGCCGCAAGAATCGGAGGGGATTTGAAAGGTATGCGCATGATACCCATGATACCCATGATGGAACAAACTAAACACGCGATGGTAAATCCAAGTTGGGTGTTACCCATGGGTTCACCAGAAGTCTTGAAGAGATTTCCAATCATCTTTTACTATACGTCAACAAAAATTATTTCTCAACCGTGTCACGGTATCGTATTCTCTGGTGAGAAATCCGGTGTTCCCCGCATATTTGGACTTAAGTCGTAAAAGTTCAGCCACCCCCTCGTCATCGAGATGTCTAAGAAAATCCACCTTCATCTCCATATCGTCAAGCTGGTTTCGCTCTTTCATGTGTTGAACGTACGGCCATGTGTGTTTTCGTAGAGAATGAACTTCTTCCTCGAGACGTCGAAGTCTGGGAAGAAGAATCTTGTGAATCAGCACTCTAAGCTGTTGTGCATCACTCATCTTATGGTGAAGACGTTTTTTATCTTTATACAAATTAAGATGTCACTCCCCCAATGTAAGCGAGACTTTATTAGAAAACTAGTTACGGGTGTATCTAATGTCATGGACTTTGACAAACTCTTACACTCGATAGACAAAACGGATATCTTCATCAAAAAACACTTTCTCGTTCGAACCGATGATGGGTCTTACATGGTAAATAAAACGAATTTTTGTATGTGTGTAAAGTCACTCGATTTTGAATTGCTATGTAAAATATTTATTCGTTTGGATACGTACGGTGTCACATTACGAAAAGTGTTTCTCGAGGCGAATGTGAATCCGTTATATTTTAGTAAGGAGGAGTTGAACTATGCTCAACTCGTTGGACAAGGTGAAATCGAAACTTTTTTCGATTTGGTTCTCTTTTGAGTAAAAAATCTCAGTTAACAGTAGATGCAGTACCGTGACTTGAAAAACAAAGCCAAAAAGCTCGGTCTCCGTGTGACTAAAACTGTCAAGGGAAAACGAGTCAAACTATCAGCGAAAGAACTTCGCTCTAAAATTACTATGAACTTTGAGAACAGTGTGAAGAATGCACAGAAAGTTATCAGAGTGTGTCAAAACATTGTCGCACCTACCGTGGTTCGTGCGGGTGCTCCATCCGCACCTCCTCCACCTCCACCTCCACCACCCCGACGCCCGGTCATCAACGCGAAGCGCGCGAAACTCATGGCCGAACTGAAAAATGTCCTTAAGAAGAAGGGACTTTCTACTCCTTCGTAATTATCATAGAATGAATGGTAGTACATTTTTGATTGAATGGACCTCTGCGCGATAATTTGCTACCCTTATACCCCTCCTGAGAATACATGTCGACTGTAAAACCGTCTGGTACGATGATGGATTTAAAAGGAATACCCAAAGATATCTCAGCTTTTACAAAATCCGAAGCATCGCCAAATTTACCATGATCGTCACCCTTAAAATCACATTCGAAGTATGCGGTAATGTAAGGTAACGCTTGCTTTTCGGTGATGAGATTCTTTTCTCTTTCCTGTAAGAAGAAATAGATTCCACCTCCTACTGATCCCACGAAAGATGAGAAGGCACAGGCCATAAGAAGTACTTCACCCATATTATAATCTACGTACATTATAATATGGCTGCTATCATAGCTCTTTGCTTCTGCTCTTCTTTATCCGCTGCAGGGGGTTGGTTTGGTGGGTTTATCCCAGGGACCGAACCCCATTTCTTAAAAGAAATGAACGCTACCGAATGGAAGAATATCGCGAATGATTTAAAGGTCATGAACGAAGAGAGAAAGGAAGAAATGAAAGAATTAGATGAAAAAGCCGGACCGGATCTGTCTGGTTTATCTGCAGATGAACGTGTAGAATTCATGATGATGGCTAAAAACCACATACAGAAACTTCGTGAATCCGAAACATGTGAAAAGGCAAAGGAATTACTCGATGGTAACAAGTTCAAGGATACTCTAACTGCTTATCCGAATGACATTTTTACGCTCAGTGGTTCAAAACGTAAACGTGAGGTATGGGAAAGTGCGGTTGGAATAGACGACGACTTTCCAAAACGGGAGTTAGATGGTGCATTGGAAGTGTGTATAGCGACTGACGAGGCCTTTGAAGAAATTATGGAAAGATTCAACTAAACACCAAACCAAAACGTTTCGACATAAACTTCTCAACACCCTGGAACGTAGGAAAACTCCAGAGGTACCAACGGGACCAGAAACCAGCCCCGTCGATACCACTCATTTTCCAATTCTCTTTGTCACTCCCATCGATGCTTAGCATCTTATCTTGAATTTTCTTGGGATCTCGCTCAGCTATCGTGCTTTTGGGTATCCTACCTCCATGTCGGAGGACATAGGAACGCATACGTGAAGGATTCTTGTGCTTGGTGTAGTCGGAGTACCCACGTGCACCAAAATCAACAGTCCTGCCGTCTTCGAGGGTCGCCCTGAACTTCTTTTTAGGGTTAGGGCTACGAGTTATCTTGACGCGCATACTTACATTTTACGAAGATAATTTACTTACAGCCCATGCAACCGTACTCCTCCTTCTTAGCTTGGGGAAGGAAGAAGAGACGCTCGGGGCCGCGCTTTACACGGTAGAGGTGGTCGTACATGTGGAGCAGACCGATGGTGAGAGCGAGGGTGGCGATGACGACACCGTTCACCTTGCGAGAGACGAAAGCGTACGCCGCGATGAGAACAGCGAGAATCATC